TACGTGCTCTCGTCACGAACTTCGGCGGCGCGAACGTCACGCCGCTGGCGTGGAACGGTACCGTGTGGGTCGCTGGTTCGAATGTGTCGGCTGGGACGAGTCCTTACGGTGTCGCAATCACAAGGATCAGGTAACAAAGGGAAAGGTGCACAATGAAAACTATCACAACGCCAATTCAGAACCCGATGGACGTTCCCCGCCTTACAAAATTCGAGGTTGTCGACGTCACGGAGAATGACAACGCAACTCCGCCGTCGATGACAATCTCAGTAATGGTTTATGGCCCTGGGAACTTGCCCTACGGTGGCGACATCACGCTCATCGCGTACGATTCCCTTGCTAGCACATGCCTCAAGCTCAATCCGTTGCAGCAGGGCTATGGCGATCTACTGATGGTATTTGGACAGGTCGTCGCTAACGCCTATACGACACTGTCGACCGCCTACAACGCCAATGTCGCCAATGCGACTAAGCGCAAAAGGTGCCTGGCTGTCGAGGCGTTGCTCGCGAGCACGTTGCTGAGTGCCGAGTTCGCCTAAGCGCCACCGACCACGGAGCAGCACGTGAGCCCCACCCGCCACCCCACGAAGGACACCCCATGAGCGACCCCAAAGACCTGAGCGACACCGGCAAGGAGTAGGACACAATGGAGACCGCACTACACGCACTCGCTACCAACCCCACCGCGGGGGCGATCCTTGCCGTCGTCTTCGCCCTGCTGGCCGCAACCATCGGCGTGCTGGCGTGGGCGCTCAAGCGCCTCGTGGACGCGGCCATCAAGCAGCAGGACAAGTTCTCAGACTTCATGGACGCGCTGACCAAGTCACTGAGCGCCATCGGGATGAACTGTCAGGCCTGCCGCTCGGATTCGGTGGCCACCATTCGCGACCTTGAGGGGGAACTAAAGGCGGAAGTCCAGCACGTCGTGTGGGCCGCGCATGACAAGGCCAAGCTCGAAACAGCGCAGGCCATCGATCACTCGGTGGAAAAGCTCGAAGAGTCCATCACGGGAACTGCGAATTCGATTCGCGCGAGCAACAAGGAATTGGTCCAGGCAATCGAGAACCAACTCTTGCAGGCGCGAGTGGAGGAACTCAGCCGCCCCCACAATGTTGGAGGCGGAACGCCAAGGCCAGTACGGGGATGAGTGCATACGTCGACATTGGCCATGGGGTGAGCATCGAGATTCGCCATGTTGCTGGCGAGGCGAATCCGGCCGGCGTGGCATACAAGCACCCGAACGGCAAGGGCGGAGAGTGCGAAGGGTGGGCTCCATTCAAAGAGCACAATCCCGAAAAGGGATGGGACGTGCAGAGTCTTGATCCGCTTACCATTTCGCCGTCGCTGCTCTGCCGCCTCTGCGGGCACCATGGCTTTATTCGCGAAGGAAAGTGGGTGCTAGCATGAACGCACTCGTCATCCTCCCGCTCTGGCAGGTACTCCTCGGAGCCCTCGGCATCGCCGCCACGGTTGGCTTTCCCAGTGCTCTACTGGGCGCCCGCTACGGCGCGAAGCTGGCGATCGAGATGTGTTCGAAGCAGCAGGGTTGCGCAATGCGGGTCACGGAGGAGAGAAAACAGACCACGCAGGATTTGGAAGCTCAACTTGCGGCGCTGCATCTGGCGCATCCTGAACTGAAGGAAGCCCGCGAGGCGATGAACAGGGTACTGGCGGACACCGGGGAGAACCCGGCAATCCCGGAGTCGAAGCCATGAGCGCCATCGACGCGACGGCCGGAGCCGTGGTCATTCTGTTTGTGCTGACGGTGTGGTACATTTTGCGAAAGGGGTAATTCGATGAAAAAGCTACTAGCGCAAATCGTGTCCGTCTTGTGGCCGCCGACGAAGGCCAAGCTACATCGTCTGGTGTCCATCGCGGGCACGCTGCTCACGCTGGCGGTGTGCGTGTGGGCATGGCTGGTCAATAAGCACGTGCTGACCAGCACTCAAGCCCTGGGCGTGAGCCTCGGCGCGCTTACGGTGTGGGCGTCGAGCTGGCGCTCCGTCATCGCGCCCAAGGCTGACAAGATGATCGATGGGCTCGACATACCGGACGGCTCCACGGTCACTCGGACCGAGACGGCCACGGCAACGAAGACCACGACGGTCACGCCAGCAAGCGAGGACACCATTCGGCCATTCACTCCCGAGAAACCTCCCATCGACCCAACAGCCTGATGAAAGGACCACATGAAATCCGCACTGTTCATTCTCGCATTTCTCTTTGCCTCGTTCGGCGCCGCCTGCAAGACCACGCCGACCTCACCCGATTCGTTCTACCAGGCCGTCGTCACCTGCACCGAGGCCAACGTGGCAAACCCACAGGCCGAGGCTGCGGTGGTCCAGTGTCTGACTGACGTCGTGGCGGGCGCCTACGTCGGGTGTCTGGCAGGGCTCGTTGCGTCCGGCACGTGGACCGTTGACGAGGTGGCTTGCCTGGTGCGCGCCTACGCGACCAGCGCAGCGGTCAAGGTCAACAACGGGACTGCAACAACCGCTGATTCTACAGCCCTGGCAAACGCCAATGCTTGGATTCGTGCCGAGCAAGTGAAGTACCGTCGCGCGGCTCCGTAACCGAAAGGTCAACATGTTCCACCCTGTGACCAGAATCCCTCTCCCGCTCGGGCTCGTTGGCGGAAAGCCAGAGCATCCCGCTACCAAGCTGAAGCTCGCCGACTTCAGTCCTCCGCCGTCCCCCGCCGCCTATCCGGCAGCCGTGGACATCACGCTTGGGCTGCCAACGGACACCGCCGACCTGGGCAACATCGAGAATAGGGATTGCGGGCTTGCGGGGCCTGGTCACAACATCATTTGGATGGACGACATGGCGTACAGGCCGGGGCGCGTGTCGACCGACGGCATACTCGACGCCTGGCACGCCGTCAACGGTGGGACCGACGAGGGTGTAACCGCCGACGGCGTGCTGGCCTACTGGCGCGACGTCGGCATCTGCGGGTGCAAGCTCGCGGCTTCCCTCGTGGTCGACTACAACAACCGCGAAGCCATGATCGCGGCGTGCTTCCTGATGGGAGGCGTGCACTGCATGTTCACCCTGCCCAAGTGCGTGCAGGGTATGCTTCTGTGGGACGCGCCGGCCGGAGACGACGGGGGAGCATGGGGAGGGCACTGGGTGTGGGCGTTCGCGGCTGGACCGGACGGTCTCCTGGTCAACTCGTGGGGGCAATGGATCGTGGTCACCTGGGCCTTCGTGGAGCGGTACGCCTTCGACGCCAGGGCTGCTATCAGCCAGGACGACCTTGACGATGACGGCATTGCCTTCTCGGGTCTCAACATGGATGGCCTGCGCGCTGCCATTGCGAGGCTTGGGGCGTGAAGTTCTGGGTTCCTGGACCATTGCCAGGCCAGAACGAGATCGTGGCGGCAGCAAAGGGCAGCGCGGGCAAGGGATACGCCTATGCTGCCATGAAGAAGGCATGGACGGACAAGGTGGCTTGGTGCGCCAGGGCCGCCAAGCTGCACCAGCGCCCGTTTACCCGAGTGCGCCTTGAGTTCAACTGGATCGAGCCCAAGAACGCAAACGGTGCCCAGCGCGATCCCGACAACATTGAAGCTGGACAGAAATTCGTCTGGGATGGCCTCGTGGTCGCCGGAGTCCTCCCTAATGACACGCGCAAGCAGAACGCCGGGACATCCCACAGTCATGTGGTGGGAGCACTTTCTGGCGTAGAGGTCACCATCATCGACGCAAGCCAGGAGGCACCTTGAACGACGACGACATGACACCTACACCTGACCACTTCCCCATCACGGAGTTCACGTGCAAGGGGTTCGTGGCCTCGAATGGATACCACCAGGCAGTGCCATACCCGGAAGAGTGGGCAGACCGCCTTCTGGAGCTCAAGGCCATGCTGGAGAAGATCCGCCTTGCCTGCGGCTCCCATCCCGTGACGGTGCTCTGCGGATACCGCACCGTCGAGTACAACGCCGAGCTGCGCCGACGAGGCCTACAGGGAGAACGTCACGCCACCGGGGTGGCGCTGAACAGCCAGCACACGGAAGGCCGGGCGGCGGACATCTGCGTGTTCGGGGTGGATACCCTCGTGCTACTCAAGACAGTGCTCGACCAGCACGAGGCAGGTAACCTGCCGGAGCTTGGTGGAGTCGGCTACTACCCAAGCCTCGGGTTTGTCCACGTGGACACCCACAAGCTCCCAGATAGCACGCTCAGACGCTGGAACGGATAGGCTGGCCGGCTGCATCTGGCCGATATGCCTGTTGCCCTGGTCGCACTGCTGGTGCGGCTACCGATTCTTCTACGTCCTGGCACAGGCCGCAGGACATGCACCCGCATCCGTGGCGCGCAACCTCGGCCTCAAGCCGGGCGGCGATTTCGCGGATGCTGGTTGCAGTCCCCATGTGTCAAAGCATGGTCACAAGGCAACTACGTGTCAAGCTGCGCATGGTTAGTCCTTGACCAGTCGGAGCCTTGCCAGGTACGTGGCGAACGCCTGAGGGGATAGCCGCTTCTTGCGGGCAGCCGGGTGCATGGATGGCTTGGGCTCGTGTCCGGTGCGCAGGCCGCGAGCCAGCTTGTCCTGGCACCCACGGCACCTAGTGTCGAAGGTCTTCGTCTCGTTGTGGCCAAGTCCCTTTCTGCACTGGGCGCACATGCCCTCTTTCGGCCCGATGCTCATGGCATCTCCAGGCTAGGCGCCATCTCAGCCCGCAGCTCGGCGTCCAGCCTCTGGTAGGTGTCGCCTGCGACCTGTAGCGCCGCTCTCTGCTCCACCAGCTCGCGCTCCAGCTTCTGGACTTCGAGGGCGTGGTAGTCGCGCACGGTGCGGGCGTGGATGGCTGCCTCTTGCTTTCGCCGCAGGTCGCAGGTAGTCATGGTCAGTCCTTTGGCACGATGTGGGTGAACGGAACCAGGCCGAGCGTGGCGCCATCTCCGGCCACCAGCAGGGCCTTGGTACCCGTGGTCTTCTCGAAGGTGAGGCTGTCGAGCTGTTCCGACGTGAAGAGCTTCATGAACTCGGCCCGCACGTCCGGGCGCAAGGCCACGGGCTTCCCCTTTAGCCGCACCTTGACCCGAGTGGCCTGGGTGGTCTTGGCCTCGAAACCAGAGCCCTTGAGCGCCTTCAGCTCGGCACCAAGGCGAGCTCAGGCGTCCTCGAGGTCTGCGATTGCACCAGTGAAGCGCAGGGCCTGCTCTGGTGACAGCGATCGGATGTCCCAGGTCAGCAGCCTGGTGCAAAACGCCGAGATTCGCGGGAGCAGCAGCCCGTGGGAATCGATGGCCACGTCGAGGGACGGTCGCGGGTCAGGCTTACTCTCAGGATGCTGACCTTCTCCCGGCGCAGGCACTGGCGGAAGGTCTTCAATTGGCGTGTTTCCTGGTGTCTCTACTCGCATTTCATCGCTCCTTGGTCGTTGTTCAGATACTCGGCTCGTCTCTTTGCGGCAACCTCGTCGAGCCACTCTCGAAGTTGGTACTTATCCATTCCTAAAAGCTGGTAGGTCTGCGCCTGCTCGTGGTGCTCGTGGCATAGGTTCACTGCTCGGTGGTCGTGTGCTCGCCGTGACATGGCCACGTCGTGGCGCGGGTGGTGAGGTGGCCCGGTCTGGTTGTGGCAGCCGGGAACAGCGCAGGGAAGCGAGCCGAGCCACAGGATATACTGACGGTCCTCGCCTGCCACGTCACTCCCCGTCCATCCCGCGGCGGATGGTCTCCTCAGCCATCTCCCTTCGTTCCCTGGTCCTGGGGGATGCGGCGCCAGGTCTCGATATTTCCCACGCCCACTTCGTCGGCCGGTAAAAATAGACCGTCCCTCCCATGCACCTCGAACCCAAATCTGCCGCGCGCACCCGCCAGCTCGATCACTCGCGATACGCGGGTGCGAAACCAATCGTCGCCCTTCCCTATCCTCTCAGGGACAACGTCGACCGGCTCGCCGACCTTGGGCAGTTCTTTCTCCGGCAGTCCCACTCGCGCCGGCTGGTCCGCCTTGATGATGTCCGCTACGCCATACAGCCCCTTCGCGACGGCGTCCAGTTGTGCTTTCGCGGACTTGAGTTCCACTTTTGCGGCGTCGAGCTCGGCGCGCAGGTCGGTGATTGTCTTCCTCCCCCTGCCATCGGCGTAGGTTTCGCACGCATCCAGTGCTGGTGTAGCGCTCTCGGCCTTCGCCTGATTCCGATACCCGCACCGCGGGCAGTGCGACTCGGTAATCGGGTACTCGTAGCCGCACTTGCACGTCGTCATGGATGCGCAAAATATCTTCTCGCCTTTTCCTCGCATGTCGTCATCACTCCGTTCTGTTCTCTGATTCTACAGTTACAATTTCCGACTACAGTGGGCGTCCTTCGTCGCTCGTGCTCTACGGTGACCAGGGCAAGGCGTAGAGCACACAGTGGTGATGCGCCCGCTCCGCGAAACGCCTGGACAAGCTCCAGCATGCGCTCTCTGTCATCATTTGCCACTGTAGCCCATGTCGATTGCCTGGTGATACATTTGTAGCTTCAATTCGTGCCACATCACAAGAACTGTTCCTCTGCGTTTGTATCGCCATCGACTCGACTCTTCGGAATCGTCTCGCATCATTTCCCATATGTCCCGGTAGGAAAGCCCAGTGCGGAACTTGTCGTAGCCAGGTAGGTCGTTTCTTTCGTGCCTATCCGGTTGACGCTCATTACACTTGTTTTCCCAATCTAGTAAGATTGTCACGAATGTCGAGGCGGGCGGCCTTCTCTATGGCAAGCCATATGTCTTCGCAGCAACCCTCGGAATCAGCCCAAGCAGATAAGTTCTTAAGCGTTATATCCGGCTCGGATTCGGGTTTGTTTTCGGAGATACCGAGGCACGGTTTGCAACAGCACTCCTCAGAATGTGGCGGATACCTATTAAAATCGCCCTTTTGAGCCGGAAAGGGTAGTTGGCATGAGCAAGTCTCGCTGCCCCTTTCATGGGGACACTCGCCGGACAGGTGTAACGGATGGGCCGCGCAGTAGACTGGCATTTTAGTTCCTGGGCACGCTTCCACCTCAGACATAAACTCGGTCTCGGTTTCCGGTCCTCTGTATTCTGTTTTCACCACACACCTCTCGATTCACTGGTGGTTGTCAACCGGATAAGCATGGTTTCTTTTACCCCACGTGCTTGCCACTCCTGCACCTTCCGCAAGAGCGATGCCCGTCCTTGTCGACGACCTCGGCGACCTTCTCAATACCGCAGTCGTCGCACCCTCTCTGATCGCGCTCCATCTTGATGGCCTCTGCCATCATGCGCTCCCACTTGTCCAGCTTATCCCGTGGGTTGGCCTTCGAGTTGCCCAGAATGTACCCTGCCGTTGCGTCGTTGGCGTCCATCTCAGCGTCGAGGATGGCCCTTGTCGCCGTGGCTGGAGAGTGGCGAAATCCGCCCATTGCTCCGAGGCGAGAATAAGCCTCAGTCCAGGCCTTCCTTGCCAGTTCCCTGCGCCTGTCTTCAGCGCTCGCCATTGTCATTGCTCGCTGGCTTCGCTGGCTTGTCCTCGGGCATGGGCTGCGCTGGCTTGTCCACCACGGTGGCGCGGCTGCGAGCGATTGCATCGGCCGCGTACCGCTGCTCTTGGAACTGGTAGGCCCACAAGTCGTTGCGCTTCTCTGCGTCGTATGTATCAGCCATCTTCTCCTGCCTCTCTTTCTCTGTTCAGGATTCCGTCCACAATGCGCTGGTCTGGTCGTTTGCCGTTGGCCCGCTGAATCTCCCACATCAAATCACATGCCTTCTTGTACGACAGGTTGATTGCTGGAATTCCGTATGACTCCAGCTTCTTGGTTTGGTTGTAGTTGGCTAGCCCCTTCGCCTCCCGCATCTTCAAGTTGCCAATGAGCACTGAAGCCTTCGCCTTGGTGAGCCCTTGGGGAACGTCGACCTTGCGCGATGACAGGTATGCCAGTTGCGCGTCGCTGGGCACAGCTCCGCCAAAGCGCTCTGACCAGCGGTCTTCTTTGGTCGCGCTCATGTGCATGACATCGAATGGGTTGTACTCGCGCTTGGTGTAGTTTGCCCTGGCCTGGAGCAGGAGCTTGCGCGCGGCCTCGTTGCGCTTCTTGGCTTCGATGGCTTCGTGGGCCTCGACCAAGGCGTCCCCAGCACGTGTCCCGGGACGCTCTCTGATGATCTTCTTCGCAGCCTCTATCTCGTCGTCGTCGTACTTGCCGCCCAGGATGTCCACCGCGCTGGCGAGCTGGTGCTTTCCGCTGTTGCCGGTGAACTCCAGCAGCAGCAGGTCTGTCTTTCCTGGGCACGGGCGCAGGCCACGACCGACTATCTGAGCGTGCAGGCTGCGGCTCTTGGTCGGGCGCCCCTGTGCGATGCAGGCCACGGGCGGGCAGTCGTATCCTTCCGTGGCAATCCCGCAGTTGGTGAGGTACTGGAAGTCCCCGCGCTCGAATCCACCCAGGACTTGCCGGCGCTCGTCGATGGGAGTATTCCCGTTCACGGTGCGAGCGCTGCCAGCCTTCAGCTCATTGAACAGCTCGGCCGACCTGGTGGCGTTCTCCACGCTGGTGGTGAAGAACAGCGTCTTAAGATCGCCTGACTCTGCAATGGTCGACTTGACCATGTGGGCCACGGCAGCCTCTACCATGGCCGCATCGAGGTCTCCTTGGTTCAGGTCGCCGGCCGTGGTTCGGCACCCAGCCAAGTCGAGTTCTCCCAGGTAGATTTCTCGAACTCGGATGGGGCACAGGTAGCCGTCCTTGATGGCGTCGTCGATCTCGTAGACGTAGGCCACCGACTCGAAGACCTGGCCCATGGCCTTCTCGTCGGCCCGGTCAGGCGTCGCCGTCACCCCGAGCAGCTTGGCAGTCTCGAAGTGGTCGAAGATCCGCTTGTAGCTCGGGCTCGGTCCATGATGCGCTTCGTCGCAGATTACCAGCCCGAAGGTGTCTTTCTTCCAGCTCGCCAATCTCCCAGGCTGGCTCATCGTCTGCACAGAGCCCACCACGATTCGCTCCAGGCCCGCCCTGGCCTCGGCCTGCTCCAGCCCTACCATTTCCCCGGTATCGCGCCCCAGGCGTTCGCGCGCTTGCTGTAGCAGCTCGTCCCTGTGCCCAAGAATGAGTACCCTGTTGCTCAGCTCCTTGGCGTAGTCGCGATTCGGCCAGTTGTGCGTTATGTGCGAAAATATGGTCGTCTTTCCCGTTCCGGTGGCGGCTACGATCAGGGTACTTCTGTTGTCGCGTAGCTGCACGTGCACGCCATCGTTTGCCGCCTGTTGATACGGGCGCATGGTGTGTGTGCTGGTTACGATCCTTGGCGTCTTCTCCTCGGGAACGAACAGTCCAGAGGGAGAGCGCTCGAATAGTCCTAGCTGCACGTCAGCCACCCTTTCCCATGTCGCGGAATTCCTTGATTTCGTAGTGGTGCCCGCGAAAAATCCGAAACGTGAGGCGTTCGTAGCAAGGGGAACAGACGATGACGCCGTACATCCTCAGCCTCATCTTGCACTTTCGGCAGAGGTACTCGTCAGTGTTCTGCGGCACCATCGTCTTCGGATCGAACACCCTGCGCTCCATGACCTATTTGCCTCCGTTCTGGCAAGCGTCGAACAGCACATCCCTGTAAAAGGGTGCCATGTGGTCCTCAAACACGCGCGTCCTGTCAAGGTATTTGACCAGGTGAGTGCGCCCATCCTCAAACCATTCCCTAGGAATAGCGCCGTTGAATTTCTCGAAGGCTGCCTCAATCTCGGACTCGGCAGCTCTCCTCTCGTGCTCTTCTTCCTTGCGCCACAGCTCTTCGATCTCCTCCTTCGTGAACTGCTTCACCTTTCCAGGTTGTAGCATCAGTTGGTTATCCATCGTGTTAGATGCGCTGCGTATCGGCATGGTCACTGCGTCACGTTCCTTTCATACCCAGCCCCTTGGGTCCCATCCCATCCTCTGGTCCGGGGACTACGGTACTGCTGGCTATGTGGGGCCGAGCTTGCTGCTACCTGACGCGCCCCTGGGACATTCCGGGCGCGGAGGCTCTGACTTGCTCGTTGTTGGACATGCCGGGGCCACGCCCATCGCGTGGTCCGAATGCAGCCGATACCCGACGGGCTGGGTGCCCTGAATCTCTCCAGGGAATCGGGTGGTCGCCTTCGCAGGCTGCACTTGCAGGTTCGGGCCGATGCCCGTCTCGCACTTCGTCTCCCGACGTTGCCGCGTGAACTCGGCGAGGCTTGCGCCCCAACAGCGCCCGAGACGGCGCCAAAGCAACGAGCGTTGACAGCTCGCTGGAGGCATGGGAGTATGAACCCAGCTTCTTCACACAAGCAGTCTAGAGCGGCCCTCCTTGCTTTGTCAAGGCTGGGCCGTTCGGCTTTCTGGCTCATGGTGTGGCCCATCCCGAGATTCCAACCAGGTCCACCGTCACCGAGTAGGCCATCTCGTCGTCGCTTCCTTGCTCGAATGGATCTTGGTAGTCGTCCTCGAAGGGAGACGTAGGCGACGAGTCGTCGCACAGTGCGAGCGCTGCGCGCTTGCGCTCGATGGCCGTGGCCAGCACAGCCCGCAAGGCTCGCGTCTTCGAGGGTGGGTCGAGCGACTCGCGCAGCCTGGACTGCACCACCAGGATAGTAGCGTCGGCGCGAACCAGCTCGGCGGTAGAGCAGGGAGGTCCAGCCACGAGCAGGGCAAGGAGGAGAGCGCCCATCACTTCACCTCCGAGAGTTTGGTCAGTTTACCTTCCACGAATACCACCGCATCCTTTCCCGTCGCCTTGAGTTCTGGCGGGATGTTCTTCATCTCGTGAACCCGAAGCCACCCTCGCCCACGGCAGGCTAGGCAGCCGTTCTGTAACTTCGAGCACTTGCAGTGTGGGCAGATGCTCTGGGGCATGTTGGCGCGAGCGTTGGACGCGGCCTCGTGCAGGTATTCCCTGAGCTGTGGATAGGGAACAAGGTGGCGAGTGCAATCTCCCTGGAGCTTCACCAGTTGACGGACGATCTCTTCGAGGAACAGCGTCTCACCGTTGGAGTCGGTCTTGACTTCGTCTGGCACCTTCAGGCACAGGGTGTTGATGCCCATGGATTCGGAGCACGGCGCGGGCGGCTCGCTGGCCTTGTCGGCTCGGTAGGCAGCGGCGCGTACTGCCGCAGGCGTTTTGCCCGTGAGCGCTGCCACCTTCAGGACTGCCTTTTTCTTGCCCGATGGTGGCCGGCCCTTGGGAGCCAGCGGCGGCTCTTCCTCCGCGTCGTCGTCGACCTCGGGAAACGTCTCGGCGGGCGTTGGGTGCTCGATGGCGAGCAAGCGCTTGACTTGGGCGTCGTGGCCACCATGGCGCCTGCGCACGTTCTCGACCAGTGCGAGGCGTTCCAGCTCCTCGGGTGTGCCCGATACCATGAGCACGTCCAGCTCCTTGATGCCGGCGTTGAGAGCCGCAGAGATGCGGTCTGCGCCGGCAATGAGCTTGCCCGTCTTGTACTCGACGACAGGGGCACCTGCGGGCTGACCACCTGTGGCCTCGTAGCTGGCGGCCAGCTCCAGAACATGGGGCTGCTTGCGCCTCTTCTCGATGTCACCGGGGAGGCTCAGCTTGGAGACTGCGACGGTCTTAAATCCGTGACGGGTGATGGTCATGGTGTGACCTTCACGAGCTTCCCGACGATCCCGATCTCTCCTGATTTCACGGTGGACCTGTCGCCGCTCACGGTGGACCTGACGATGGATTTATTCGATGCCATGGTCACACCTCCGAGCTGTAGTTGGCGACTTCGCCGTCTTCGATGATGATGGCGCCTGGGTCACTGCTGCCCACGCGCTCGACGAGGATTTGCATGTCTTTCTCTCGCGCCACCTGGTGGACTATTGCCATGCTGCTCTTGTCGAGCAATGAGGCATCCTCCAAGAGCATTGTGCGAAGGTTGGGGTTGAGAGCTGCGCCGATGGCAAGGCTCACCTTCATGCGCTCGGCCTTGCTCCCCTGCTCGAAGGGCAGGCCGTTCAACGTGACGCCAGCATCAGAGAACCCAAGGCCAGGGATAGGCCAGGGAGCCTTCGCCATCTTCTCGGCCTTCTCTGCGTCGATGGCTCCGAGCTGGAGGGTGATAAAGCTGTATTGGCGGTCATGCTCCTTGAACTTGGCCACTGCTGCGGCCCGGTCACGCTTGGCGCGGACTGTGTCGTTGGTGGTTTCGGCGCTGGCGATGGCGGCGACGATGGATTGCGTTTCGATGTCCTTGCACGCTTCGAGCTGGCGACACGCTTCGAGCTGGAAGGCGTGGTCCTTCGCCTCTTGCTCCAAAGCCTTGTCGAGCGCTGCCCTCGCGTCTCTCACGGCCTGGGCAGACCTTCCGGCATAGTCGCACGCGGCAACATAGTCAGATCGCACCCTGGCGTTCTTGAGATTGTGCGTGTCTGCGGTCTGCTTGCGCTGCACTAGCTCGGCAACGCTCACCTCTGCATCTGGTGCGCTCTGCACAGTGGCGGGGAAGACCAAGACGCGCGCCTCTGCATCGTCGCGCACTCGGCCCACCCCCGTTCTTTGCTCGTAGAGCTTGGCCCGCTTGGCGTCCAACTCGGAGAAGTCCAAGCCCACCAGCCCGCGCAGAATCTTCTGTTGCTCCTCGGGCTTCTTGCTGGCGAACTCCAGCGGGCGGAAGGCAACCTTGCTGTAGAAAGCGTCAAGGATGGCCTGCGGTGGGCCGTCGCACTTCTTCCCGTCGGCATTGCGCACGACCACGCGTCGGCCCTTGGCGTCGATGACCATCTCAACCGACAGCTCGCCAAAATCTATGGTGCCGCGGGAAAAATCAGCCCCCCTGTGAATTGGGACATCGGGAGTCTCTTTCGCGCCGCCGCACGCTGCGCGGACGAACTGAAACAGGCTAGTTTTCCCCTGTTCGTTCTCTCCTCCGATCACTTGAACGTCCTGGGCCGGCTCGATGCGGACAGAGCGCAAGCGCATGAAGTTGTCGACCTCTATGCTTCGTATCTTGAGCGGGTTCATGGTGTGGTCTTCTTTCCTTCGTTGGCCCATGCGGGCATATCGTAGGCGTTTTCGGGCATCTCGCCGTTAGTTGCGGCGGCAATCAGCACGGTGACTTGCTCGGGCTTGAGCTGTGCGAACGCAGACACGGGAACGGGGAGCCGAAGAATACCGTTGGCCCAGGCGAGCTTGGCAGCCTTCTTGAGGTCAGACGCTTCCTTGGCTGGCAGACCGTCGCAGGAAGAGCCCCACGGCGCGAGCTTGTCTAGGGCAGCGTTCAGCTCTTTGGCCCCGGCCAGGAAGGTTGCGGGCGGTGCCTTGGGGGCTTCGAGGGCGGCCAGCAATGCGGCCATGTCCTTGGGGAAGATGGTGTCTGGCGTAGGCACCGGGCGGCCCAAGACCTTCTCGCACCACACACGGATCGCATCGTTGCCGCGAATGTCGGTCTTTGCCAGCGCATCCCAGAGCGGTTGCAGTGGGTCAGCCACCGGATGCGCGCTATTGCCATCGGCCCCGTTGCCGTCGTCGTCCTCCTCACTGGCAACACCCAGGAGCGGGCCGAGTAGATAGCGGCGAGCGTAGGTGATGGCGCTCCCGAACGCTTGCCATCCCGCCGAGGGTTGCGGCACGGGTAGCACCGCTGCGAAGAACTGCCCACTCTCGTGCATGAGCTTGACTACGATCATGCCATCGCAAACCATGGCAGTGTGGCAAATGCCATTCTCTGACAACGCCTTGCGGGTGGCATCGAGCACACTATCCAGGGTGGCATAGGCGAAGGTGTACTTCCCCTTGCCGTCCTTAAGGTTGACCTCGACGGTGCGGTTACGGTGGACGGGTAGGAATGAGCCTTGTGCCTTGGCGAGGGCGGCGACGATGGCGCACGTCTCGGCGCTTTGGGTTGGTGTCGGCTGTTGTTCGTTCATGGCTTGGACTTTCTTGGGTTGGCAATGGTGGAGACGATGGTGAGGGCTTCATGTAGGGACAGGGTTCCGTTGATGATGTGAGGGCACCAGCGCACGCGGAAGAGTGGGCTATCGAGATGGCACCAGCATATGCCAGAGGCGGCTACTGCTGGCAGGTCATCGGGCGACACCACGCGAGCTGATTCGGGCGCGCAGTCGGGGCAGAGGGGCAGGCGTTCTCCGTTGTGGTCGTAGATGCCGACAGAGTGGGAAGACAGGCAGCCGTGGCAGGTTGGGATCATGGTGTGCCGTCCAGTAATTGGATGATGTCGGAGATCTGCGCTTGTCGTTCTGCATCCCAGGCTGCCGCCCAGTCTTCCGCCCTGTCTGCCGCCCTGTCTGCCGCCCAGTCTGCCGCCCAGGCTGGCGCCCAGTCTGCCGCACTGGCTGCTGCCCTGTCTGCCGCCCTGTCTGCCGCCCAGGCAGCCAGGGTGGCTGCCTCCCCGGCTGCCTCCCTGGCTGCCTCCCTGGCTGCCTCCCTGGCTGCCGCGAGTTCAGCTTGGGGGATTTTCTCACCCATCGCGAGCCGGCGCAGGAGCGGGACGACTGCGAGCGAACGCGGGTCAGGCTTGGCGACGCGGGAAAGAGCGCGATCAACCGTGCGAGCAGTCCACTCCCAAAGCATCGAATCTGGGAGCACGCCTGGGCGAGTGAGCACCCAAATGCGGTCTTCTGGAGGGATGTCACCGCGAGCTACCTGGAGGGCATTGACGCCAAGAGCAGGCACGAGGTCTGCAATCTCCGCGTCGGTGTAGCAGGCGTCGTGTTTGCGCAGGAATTTACGTGTGATTCGCATTAGAGACCAACCTTTCCCAGCGTGTCTTGAATTGTGGCCACGGCTACAGGTCTTCCTTCCTGAGTGCATAGCCGCCGTCACCTTTGTGCGCGCTGCCCTTGCCGAAACCGTTCGGGAACAGCACGCGGCCAAGGTTGTAGACGGCCTCAAAGCACATATCCATGCCGCACCCGTGCGACTTGATGCCCATGCGTTCGCGATCTAGCTTGTATCCGCACGCCTTGGCTACGAGATGCGAGATGCGGAAGATTCGGCCCTTGTCGATGACGTGCAAGGAAATCGTGCGGCTCATGCCACTGCGGCCGACGTGCAGAACTTGGGTGTAGATAGTCGAGCCAGCGCGCACGTGGTAGTTCTTGCGCAGCGATTCGATAGCCTCGGCGCGTTCGGTCTTTTGTGTGGTCGTCATGTTCACTCCTTGGGTTGCCCTGGCTCATCAGCGCAGGTAGGGCGGATCCTGCGGACTCGGGCGCGAATGCACGCTGGCACGGCATCTGCCCGAGTTTCGCCTAGCTGGACCATTCCAGCGCAGCAAATTGTCTATTCTTGCAGCAGGCGAACCGTCCCGTGCTTCACGTCACCATCGATCCTCTTCGCCTCTACCAGGAGATCGTCACCGTCGGCCTTCTTCCATGACGCGATCCCGGCGAAGAGGTGAAAGGCGAATTTCAGTTCGCCATGGCAGCGAATAGAGAGGCCAGCCTTGATGCCCTCGCCAGCCTCGATGCCCATGCCAGCCTCGATGCCCCAGCCAGCCTCGATGCCCTCGCCAGCCTTGATGCCCATGCCAGCCTCGATGCCCCAGCCAGCCTCGATGCCCATGCCAGCCTTGATGCCCTCGCCAGCCTTGATGCCCCAGCCAGCCTCGATGCCCTCGCCAGCCTTGATGCCCATGCCAGCCTCGATGCCCTCGCCAGCCTCGATGCCCCAGCCAGCCTTGATGCCCTCGCCAGCCTTGATGCCCCAGCCAGCCTTGATGCCCCAGCCAGCCTTGATGCCCTCGCCAGCCTTGATGCCCCAGCCAGCCTTGATGCCCTCGCCAGCCTTGATGCCCATGCCAGCCTTGATGCCCTCGCCAGCCTTCACGGATCCAGAAACGATCAGCCACTTACTGCCGAGATCGATCTCTAGTGATTCCTCAGTCTCGATTGAGCCTATGAATCGGAAGCACCATAATTCATCTACGAGGCCGGGAAAGTCCTTTGTGATCTTCATGGTATTACTCGCAGCGGATCGAGAGCTTCCCGAACGCGGCGCAGACGTACAGGGTGGAAGAATCGGCGCACTTGTGGTCTGTCTTGTCGACGCTCGCCGGCCACTCAGTGGTGACCAAGCGGCCCTTGGCACAAGAGGGGATGCCTGGGAACTTGGGAGCCTTCTTGGCATCGCCAGCAACGGCGGCCGGGAGGTCTTTGCGGGCAACGACCTTGCCTTCAGCGTGGGCGAAAGAGGTGGCGAGGGTCAGAGCGAGGATGATGGCTTGTGCAAGTACGAGTTTCATTGGGTCTCCTTGGGTGCGTTGTTGGCTACAGAACCTCTGCCACTTCGTGGCATTGTCGTAAATCGTGTGCTACTCCTCGGGGCGGTCTACGTACAGGTAGCCATCGGTGTGGACGTAGCGGACGCCTTCGAGCCCCGCTGCACGCGCATCCGCCTGGGCCTGCTCGCTGGTGGCGCGAATCTCTCCGTGCTCGACCTCGGCCAGGGTGTCGCCGTCGCTAGGATTGCACGCTACGTATCCGGTCGCTTGCGTCGTCATGGTGTCCTCCGTGGTGGTTGTCATTGCTAAAGAACCTCTGCCACTTCGTGGCATTGGCGTAAATCGTAGTCGTCGAGGGCATCGGCAAGCGTCTTGTGGGTGGAGTGGCCGACGGCTCCGAAGTTGTCAAAGCGGCTCGCCTGCCACTGGCCGGCATCTTGGGTGCTCTCGTGGATGATGACGAAGCAGCCGACGGCGCTATTGGTGTCGACAAGGCGAACGCTGCGGACGTCTCCCGAGGTGACGAAACCGTAAACCGGCTTTTCGACGAGCTCGTTCCATCCTGTCTGAATCTTGCGAACGCTAGGGCCACCAAGCATCGAGTCCACCGACTGGCCATAGAGAGCCATCTTGAGGGAGTGCCAGAGCCCGAGAACGCATCCGCGGCTCTTCTGTCGCCAGTCGGAAGGATCGTCAGACTCAACACGGAGCATCTGCGAGACTGTGGCGAAGCAAAGGCCAGTGCGGAAGCGGTCATAGCCTACAAGGCCGTGACGAGCGCCGTAGGTGGAAGGCATTAGGACTGCCCCCTGACCGTGTTGCTAGAAGAGTTCAGAGGATTTCTAGGAGTCCCGCACCACACCTGGAAGGTAACGAACGAACGCGAGCGCTGCGCTTGCTTCTCAGCGTAGGTGAGAGCGTTGGCGATGGAGTCAAAGGAACCGGTGAAATGGTCCTTCCCGAGCGCCTCATTGACGACGCGAACCGTGTAGGACGTGGGAAGCATTAGAGCACCTCCAGCATGCGAGCGACGTAGAAGGCCATCGAGCAGCCCGAGAGCATGAGAGCAATCGCGATTAGAGCCGTCAGCCTGTCTTCCGTCGTTCGCATGGTGATAGGTAATGCAGCCCCCATGCCACTCCCCTGGACCCCACAAAATGGCGTAAAGCCTAGGGTTTCACAGCGTGGAAAGCGCCAACTGACAAGGATTGTCACCCATGAAAGTGACCAGAAACGGCACGTTCCGCAAGTGGGCGGAATGACTGGGGAATGCGGATGCAAGGATTGCGAGGCTGGACAAGGAATGTCACCACGTAGGGTGCGCCGAAGAAGGCAAGCCCGAGCGACGTCAAACCCAGGCCACCGGATAGCAGGCCAGAAGCCACGCCGCCCCGACACGCTACAAGCCCAAGACAGCCCTTCACCACAAGCAGGAGACACCAGAGCATGATGAGGACAGGGTACAGAGACACAGTACGAGACAAGGTGCATCCGGTCCGGTCCGGTCCGGTGGGCTCCGGTGACCAGGTCAATCCGGTCAGTTCCGGAGCATGACAGACTGTCCCCACCTTATACGAGGCGTAAGTATTGGATATGATAGGGATGGCTGGCAATCGGGGACGAATGACTCCGATTGAATGCTCCTCCTCTGGCGAGCGCTTTTAGCCCCGCTCCAACGCACCAGGCAATTAATCGACAAAGTGTGTAGATATTACGAGTCATGTCAATGACGCGCACTCTGTTAACATACCCCCGCATTTAGAAACAAAACAACCGCGTCATTCATGGTATCCTGCCGGGATGCTGGTAGGACTGATAAGGGTGAACTCGGTGGCCAAGGTGCTCGGCGTCGGCAGAGTGACAGTGCTGCGCTGGCTTCGACAGATGGGCAGGGAGCCGGTCAAGTGCCCAGTACTGGGCATGGCGGACAGGAACGGAACGGGCATCAACCAGCCTCTCTACGTCTCGATGGTGACTGCTATCAGGCTGGTGGACCTCCTCCTGCATGCCCAGGTGGACAGGGCCGTGCGCAAACGCATGCGAGCCAGGCTGCGGGAGCAGGGGCGCGCCCAAGAGACAGGCAGCCAAGGCATCAGGAACGGGATAGGGGGTACCGGGTCGGGAGCACCCCCGTCGAATCTGCCCCTATAGCCACCTCCGGAACTTTTCCTCTACCAAGTCCTTAGCCGTTCGCGTAGCTTTGGGCTATGGGGGTACTTGCAGGGAGGGCGGCGTAGGTGATACCATGAGCCATGGCTGAGGAGTTGGCCCTACCCGAGCAGCAGCTTGTCCAGAAGTTTGGACAGCTCGTGGCGAAGTCGGTGGACGTGGTTGCCATCGCGGATGAGACCTTCAACATTCCTCGCGACCCCGAGACTGGCGGGCTCATTCGGCCACCTGGGATGTCGGATTCCATGTGGAACATCCACTGCGACGCGATGAAGTCGGCCAGGAACGCTCCGCTCTACATGGTGGAGCACTTCAAGCGCATCGAGACGGCGCAGAAGATTTCAGGGCTCAAGGGCGTGGCGTCTCCGGCGATTGCCCAGGCCATCGTGAACGTGTTCGTGCAGAAGAAGTACGAGGACGTCGACGTGGCGGTCAAGGGATGAACCAAGTCGCACTCTACGTGCCCGGGGACGTGCAGCGGGAGGCGCACTACTGTGACGCTCGCGAGATTCTGTACGGCGGCACCCAGAACTGTGGAAAGACGTGGTTCCTGCGCTGGGATGTCATCATGACCCAGCTCTACGACTGGAACGGGTCACCCGGGGAATTCTCGCGGTACATCTCGGCCATCGAGCGCGGGGAGACCTTCAAGTCACAGGGATGGGCGCTTCACCTGCGCCGCACGTACAAGATGCTCACCCAGACCATCGAGCGCTGCCGAGCAATTGCAGAGTACGTGGACCCCGAGGTTCATTGGTCGGCAGAAGACTACATCCTCACGTTCGGATGTGGGTACAAGTGGCAGTTCGGCCACTGCCAGAACGATGATGATTGGCGGCAGTACGACACCAACGAGTACAGCCACATTGCGTTCGATGAGGCGATTCAGTTCACCGAGAACCAGTACAACCAAATCAGGAACAGGTTGCGCTGTTCAGATACGATACTGAGCGCAAAGAGGCGCGTGGTGCTGGCCACAAACCCAGATGCTCCGGCCGAGGGCGTGTGGGTCAAGAAGCGATTCGTGGACCCTGCTCCAGAGGGGCGCAAGATGCTCGTCGAGACCATGGACATGACCGATGGGACGGTCGAGAAGCGGCGCCGCATCTTCTTCCCGGCGTTCCTTTCGGACAACCCAGACAAAGCCTCTGCTCGCCAGACCGAGATTGACCTGCGCTCGCAGCCTCGCCACATCATGGAGGCTCGCCTTTTCGGAAACTGGAACTTCGTAGCTGGCTCGTTCTTCGAGTATGAGTGGATGCCCACTGTCCATGTCGTGAAGCCGTTCACTTGCCGGCACGGGAAGACCACTTGCCAGGAATGCGCCTACTCCAACGGCATCCCGAACCACTGGCCACGAGCGAGGGCGATGGACTGGGGCTACAAGAAGGCTTGCCCAACTCTTTGGTTCGCCAAGAACGAGGACGACGACATCATCTTCTACCGCGAGGTCACCTACAACCACGAGCTGAAGTCCGAGAAGGACCGCAAGGACGCCCAACTCGTGGCCTTGGCCATCAAGAAGGTTGAGCAGGAGCACGGCGAGTGGGACGAGCGCAGAAAGTGCTCGAAGCTGACCGGGCCAGCCGACTACCAAATCTGTCAGCGCATGGGCAGCACTGGCCCTACCATCGAAGACTGCATGGCTGCCGAGGGTGTCTACTGGTCGAAGAGCACCAAGAACAGAGCAGCCTCGACGGCTGAGATGCTTCGCCGCCTCAAGGACGTGCCTTCTCGGCCAGGTGCCCACCCAGCGTTCATGGTGTTCGAGAACTGCACCCAGCTCCGGCGCATTATGCCGCTCATCAAGGTGGACCCGAACGAGCCCGAGCTGCCCCTGAAAGACGACAACGGCCACTGGCTCGAAACCGTGATGTACGCCTGCATGTACTCGCTCTCAAAGGCCGAGAAACGTGATAGTGGTAGAGGGGGCGACGATGACGACGACTACTTTGAAGACGAAAAGAAGCGCCACGGGACAAGAGCGCTGGGGGGATATGGATCATGAAGCCAACTGAAGAGCTACCGCCACAGGATCCGGCCGAAGAACTTGGAGAAGCGGTCCCAGATAACGAAGCCGTCGAGCCTGCCCAGACGCAGAACCCAGTCGACCCAGCGCTTGACCTGCCCGACGACGCCGTGAATCTGGTTCCGTTCCTGCTTGAGCAGGCCAAGGCGGACCCAAAGTACAAGGACTACGTCGAGAAGACGCTTCCCAAGCAAATCGTCGACCACTTCAACGAGGACTGGGAAGCACGCAAGGACTGGATGGGCAAGCGCAAGGAGCGCCTTGCTCTCTACCTCGGAGACTTGAAGGAAAAGCACGAGCCTTTCCGCAATTGCGCCAACATGCACGTCCCCATCATCTCGTCGCGCATCCTGCGGCTCGCGTCCAGGGTCTACGCCGAGATTTTCAAGCAGGGCCAGCCCATTTTTTCGGTGCAGGTCAGCTCCAGCGTCGACCAGCAGCGCGCCGAGTTCCTGACCAAGCACGAAAACTGGCAATTCCGCAGCGAAATCCCTGAGTTCGCGCGCCATGTGTTCCGTGCCCTCGTGGAATTCTTTCGGGATGGCGATTGCATCTTCGATTCGTATCGAGACCTCGAAAAGAACGTCAATCGGCACGAACACCTGAGCCCGGACGAATTCGTCTACCCCTACACGCGCAAGTCGGCCGCCGCCGACCTGAGTGACGTGCCAAGGAAGACGAAGGTTCTCTTCCAGTACAAGCGCGACCTGGAAAAGATGCAGTCCATGGGCTTCTACGCCCAGGTGGACAAGGTTGTCGTCGAGGAAGGCTCCCACGACACCGAGCACGAGCAGGTAATCAAGGACGCCACTGACAAGTACGAGGGCAAGGACCGAAACGAGCACATCTCCGATGCTCCCTACTACCTCTTCGAGTATCACGGTTGGTCGAAGCTGCCCGGCCAGGACGAGGAGATGCCCTTTCGGGCCGTGTTGCACCCCAAGACGATGACGCTCATCGGGCTCTACAGCCGCTACTACGATGACCCGGAGGACTCATCCCGCTTTCAGCAGCAATCTTCCGAGCATGACCAGTACCTAGCTGCAATTGGCCAGTACCAGACGGCCATGCAGAAGGAGCAAGAGCTTCTCGCACGCATCCAACAGCCAGACGTCGACCAGGAAGAGTCTCGGATGATTGCCCAGCAGGTTGAGATGGACCGCCCGCAATCCCCAGTTGCCCCACAGTGGATGAAGCACGACGAGACAACGGGAATGCCTATCCCGCCGAACCCGTGCAAACAGAAGATCATCGAGCGCTTCTCCCACGGGGTGTGCATCGAGAACCCGGATGGCTCCCACGGCATCGGGGTAGGCATGCTACTCGAACCTCACCAGAAGGCAGCACAGATTCTCCTGAACCAGTTCATCGACCAGGCCACGCTTGCCAATAGCGACCGTGGCATCATCCACGAGAGCCTCAAGCTCGACCCTGGCGTAAAGACCATCGACCCTGGCACCTTCGAGCGCGTTCGTGGCGTTCCACCTGACCAACTTGACAAGGCCATCGTTCGCTTCACCTCGCAACCTGCGAACACCCAACTCCTCACTGGCGTGCAGATGCAGATGAGTGACGCCGATGCCCTTTCCAGCGCTCCAGATGTTCTCTCGGGCGAGAAGGAAGGCGACGAGACATTCCGGGGACAGGCGACGCGCGTAGAGCAGGCAGTGCAGCAGCTCACGGTGTACGCGAGTAACTTCCTCATGTGCCTCGACCAGGTGGCCAAGAACAACGCCCTACTGAACTTCATGTACGAGAGTGACGAGCACCTGAAGGACGTACTCGACCCTGCCACTCAGCAGATGACCCAGATTCGTATTGGGCGAGACATGTACCGGGGTGGTTTTGGCATCATCTTCTCGGCAGACCTGAGCTTCTCCAGCCGAGCTAGTCGCATCGCCGAAGCAGACGACGCCCTCGGTATGGTCACCAAGGGGATTCCGCCCCAGCTCATGACCATGGTGTGTAAGCCACAAATGATGGCAGCCCTCACGCGAAACTGCCTCAAGGCTCGTGGCCTAAATGATCTTGTGGGTCTGGTCTACTCAGACCAGGAAATCGAAGACAAAATCAATGCCCAGGCAGCGCCTCCTCCTGGAGCACCTGGAGTACCACCGCCAGGTGGACCGCCTGGACAACCGCCACAGATGCCTCATCCGTCAGCACCTACGGGGCAACCAACAGCAACACCTGGGACCGTGCCGCCGCAGTCACGGCAACCCGTCGGAACACCAGCAGTAGCGGCACAGCATCCGTAACCAAGGAGTGAAACCATGGCAGAGATCAGAGAACCAAAGGGGCCTTTGGAGACCGCAGGGCTCACCGTTGAGCAAGTGCAGGAGTGGCTCGCCAATCCATGCACCATCGCGCTGAAGGCAAGGGTAGCAGAGGCGGTCAAAGCGGCGCAGGTCGGTATCCAATCAAGAGCGGTGGAAGGCATATCGCTCACGAACGTGCAACTGGGAGACGCGATCCGATTTGCAGTGGCGCGATTCCAAGCCGCTCAGAAGCTCAACCAGATTCTGGAAGGAGCTGACGCCTATGCCAGCGACAAGTAAGAAGACCAAGAAGCCACGTTCACGCGGAGCCATGAGCGATCTTCTCGGGAAGCGCATGCAGGAATTCGACATCAAGCCATGGCCTGGCCAGGCCATGTTTGAGAGGGTTGTTGTGTTCCAGGTGCCAGACGAAGAACTTGCCGGCGAGAAGGTCAGCAAGGATTCCATGATCTACAAGCCAGTCACGACCCAGCAGTCCGACGAGTACCGCAGCCCGCGTGGTGTGATCGTGTCGGCCGGAATCCAGTCTCTCAAAGTCATGTGCGACCACGGAATGCAGATCGGTGACATCGTATGGCTGGCCCCACATCTTCCATACCGATTCGTAGTAGGAAAGACAAGCGCTGGACTCGACATCACGGTGTTCTTCCTCAACGTTGGAGACATTGTGCTGGACGAGGATGTTCTTCAACGGGTTGCCGATGGCAAACTGAACTGCTACCTCGACCCAGACTATGGCGACAGAGCCAATCCAACAACCAATGGCGACGACATCTAGGAGTGAACCATGAGCAAGCAACGCGAAGATTCAGCGGAAAGTAACGACGACGACCGCGAACCAGTGGAAGGCACAGACGAGCAAATCACACCGGAGGTACACACCGACGAAGGTGGCGAGCCGGTGGTGTCTGTCCCGAAGGAGAGCAACCGGCAGCGGCGCAGGCGTGAACAGGCCGAGGATACGGCAAGGCTGGTCAAGGAGGCAGTGGCCCCGTTCCAGCAGCAGATTCAAACCTTCCAGAGCATGATGCCGATACTCGCCCAGCAGCGCCTGGCGCCAGCCCAGCAGCAGGCGCCAGCGAATGAGCTGGAGTCGAAGTGGATGTCCAAGCGCGAGCGTATGGGGGAAATCACCCAGCTCATGCGCTCGGCGACCGACACGACCCAGCTCGACAAGCTGACGAAGGAGTACCACAAGCTCGACTTCGAGTCGGCAAACCTCGTGGCAGAGTCGCGTGCCCAAGCCGCCCAGGAGCAGTTCGCGCGCGCGAACCCGCCTGCCCCGCACCCAGTTGCAGAGATGTTCCAGCGCGAGTTCAAGGACATGATGGCTGCCCCACAGCGGGCGCGAGACCTGGCCAAGGGCATCTTCCTGACCCTCCAGGCAGAAAGCGACGGAACAGTCGATGAAATGGAGCTCCACCGCAAGGCTATGACCCAGGCTGCGGAGCGCCTGGGCATTCGCAAACCCAAGGCAGGACCGGCCCCATCAGAATCACAGCGTGGTCGTTTCGCCGGTTCCCCGCCATCTTCGCAAGGCTCGCGCGGTGGAACCGGACGCCAGCTCACCTCCGACGAGAAGAAGATTGCCCGGGCCTGGGGAAGTGGCAGTAACCTCACTCCAGAGCAGGCATACATCGAGTGGCCAAAGTTCGTGGGGAAGGACTACTTCGAGGAAAAGTAGGACACGAACGCACAGTCGAGACGAGGCGCTTCCGAAAGGTGGCGCCTTTTCTTTTGACAAAAATAGTCACCTAGTTCACCATCATGAAAAGGCTCTTTCCCGGCGTTCTCGTCGCGCTGCGCGGAACCGAGCAAGAGACGAGGCTGCTCACTTCCCGGCGTCCCTCGCACGTCGTGCGGAATCGAGCGTTCAACCCGCGAGGGAGGAGTGAACGCCAATGTCCGACACGAGCACCGAACGAGCAGACCCACGTCCCCGCCCCATCAACCCGGTCCAGAGCGGCCAGGTGAAGCATGGAACCGAGAACAAGGACCGAGCCTATCGGCTGTCCAACCCACTCGACGAGGTCCAAGGACTTCAGTACGACCTCGATACGGGGTGGAACAAGATTGACGGGCGCAACGGCAAGGACCGCGAGCGCCTAGTCGGCGGAAGGATCGATGAGAAGAACGGCACGGTTTCTTTCCGTGGCCAGGTACTTCTCTGGATGTCCAAGGAGGACTGGGATGCTCAAAATGAGATGCGTCGTCAGGCGTTGGTTGGCAACGAGCAACGGCGGAACTCTGGAGTAGGGCTCGACGGCCTCACTGATGCCCTCGGTAAGCCCGCTCTGAATTCGACCACTGGACCGAACGCAGCGTAAGCTGGAAAGAAGAAGGCATGACAGTCACGAACCTTTACAAGACAGGAGCCAGATGGGTTGGATCGCTCAACTCGCCCGGCCTCAACACTCCACCCATTCAGGAGATTCTGGTAGCGAGCAACAACACGCTTGCCATCTTCTCTGGCGACTTCATCCAGCAGCTCACGGATGGCACGGTCTATCCCTGCACGCGCGGAGGTGGCACCTACGCTACGCCTACCCATGTTGTGGTGTCAGTCGCCAACTACCTGGGCAATGACAGTGTGCCGAGGAAGGGCAACTACCTGCCGGCCGCAACCACGTACACGGGCACCGTCTCGAAGGACAACCCGTTCGCGTCCATCCTGCTCTGCATCCCGGTTCTCGACCAGCTCTTCGCGCTGACCGTTCCGACGGCGGAAGCCACGCGCACGGCTGCCACTGCCAAGATTGGCAAGTGCATCGACCTCATTGCCAATGCCGGAAGCACGGTCACTGGCGAGAGCGGGCACATCGCCTACAGCCCAACGTCTGACGGCACCTATGGTTGGCAGTCCACAACCGGCACGGGGCAACTGCGCCTCCGCGACATCCCGCAAGTCGGACTCTCCGGCATGCAGAACGACCCGACCCAGGCGAACTGGGAAGGTCACTTCACCGTCTACGAAATCGGAGGCATCGTTTAAGCCATGGCAACCTTCGTCACAGAAAACGCAATCTGGAAGGGTATGAAGAAGACCCTCAGTGGCATCACCACCGAGGACTTGTCCAAGAACCAGTGCTGCGTGGGCAAGAACAAAATCTGCGCCATCACCACGATGGAGGACGGCTACCAGGACTACATGGAGACGGCGGGAACGACCTTCCTCCCGGAGAAGCCGACCGGACAGGCAATGCGTACCGACACCATCATCATCGGCGGCACCAAGCGCATCATGCCGCGCACGATGGCCAAGGAAGTGCCCATCGCAGAAGAGGCCATGGAGGACTGCAAGTACAAGGAGATTCTGGACGCCTCGAAGCGGCTCCAAGCCTCTGCGTACCACACGCAGGACTACGACATCGCATCGATGCCCCTCGGCGCAACCACCATCATCCAGGGCTACGACGGCGTGGTCCTTGCCAGCGCAGCCCACGTCCTCCCCACGGGGCAGCACGCGAGCAACTGCATCGGCACGGCGGTGGATGCTTCGACCATCCTCACCATGAGCCCGAGCGTACAGGCTCTCTGGATGGCACGTCAGATGGCGGCTGTCATGCCAGGACCGAACGGCATTCCCGATGGGAAGAAGCTCAAGCGCATCGTCTGCCCCGAGGCGCAGGTCGAGATGTGGAAGGTCATTCTCGGAACCGAGAAGTCACCAGGCAACAACTACAATGACATCAACGTCGTTGCGGAATACGGCCTGAGTGTCGTTCCGGTCAAGTGGTTCGACATGAACGGTGCCACCACTCTATGGGGCATCATCACCGATGCCGAGGATGGCTTCATGGCTCTCCAGAAGCGCGCCATCCGTGGCAAAATCTGGGTGGACAACTCGTGCGAGGTCGCCCATCACGGCGTCAGCTACCGCATGGGTATGGGCGTTCCCAACTGGCGCGCATGGATCAACGGATCCACGTAATAGGAGGACAACATGCAAGTCACATCATTGCAAGGGAACGGGCCACGGCCTCCCCAGGCCATCCCGTTCAACGCTCCGGTCGACTTGCTGGGGGCCTATGCGCTCCCGGCCATCGGCAGAGTGTTCATGGTCAGGGGCGACGGGACCAACGTCACCCAGTACGATGATCAGTACAGCCTCCAGTCGCCCGACCAAACGCGCCGGCTCTACCCGTCCGTGGCGTCAGCCCTGGCTCTCTGCGTGGCAAGCCGAGGAGATACCATCCTGGTTCTTCCGAACCACACCGAGAATCTGGGCGCTGCCACCACGTCGAGCTGGACGTTCAAGGCTGGCGTTCGGATCGTCGGACTTGGTCAGGGGAGCGCCATTCCGACGTTCACCATGACCACGGCCACCTCTAAGCTGAACCTGAACGCAGTCAACGTCAGCATCTCAGGCTGTCGTTTCCTGTGCGCAGGGCCGGCTGGAACGACCGCGCTCACGGTGGCGGCACCATTCACCATGTCGGCTGTGGGATGCTCCCTCATCGGAAACGAGTTCGAGGTGGGCATCGACAATGACCAACTCTGCACGACGTTCCTCACGGTTTCGGCCGCGAGGTGCACGTTCAGCTACAACTCGGCGGAATCCCAGTCGGTGGCATCGACTCCAACGGCCGGAATCGTCATCACGGCGGCGGACAAGTTCCTCTGTGAAGGCAACCGTTGCAAGGCAGCCTTCGCAACCGCTGCAACGGGATGGATCACCCATGCCACAACGGCATCGGTGGACATCGTCATTCGGAAGAACTTCTTCTGGCAGTGGCTGGCCATCAGCTCAGGAGGAATCAACCTCGCCGCCAACCTGGCGACGACTGGCACCATCGAAGACAACTACTTCAAGACCAATCTGACGACGAACGTCCTTCCCATCGTAACGAGTGGCACTGGAGTGGTCGTCTCGCTGTTCAACAACTACGTCGTGAACGACACTAACCAGACAGGTGTCCTCGTCGGAACCGTCTCAGACGCTTCGTAACCCTTTGGGGCGGGGGAGTGGGCGAGGACTTCACTCCCCCGAACCCAAGTACCCCGCCCTTCTTTTCCATGGCTCAAGTCACCATAGGTAGGCACTACCAGGGTCCGTTGCACAACTACACGGACATGTGCGACTACTGCGGAACCATGTACGAGAGAGACCAGCTTAGGCTTGACGCCGAGAACCTCCTAGACTGCGGCTGCAACGGCGGCCTGACCAACATCGAGCTGGCCGAGATTTCCGCCGCCGACGTTGGCGAGATTCAGCCTGTAAAGGCAAAGGTGCGTGAGGGAGCATGACCGTCTCAGCGAACCCAACCCCAGACTTCCAGCGCGACCAGATTCTGACCGCCGCTATCCGAAAGTGCGGCCTGCTGACGGCTGGCGAGGCGGCCACGCCAGAGCAGATCGCAGATGCATCCGTTCACTTCAACCTTGCCCTGCAAGACCTACAGAGCGAAGGCGTGGTGTTGCGCTCCATCGAGCGGGCCACGCTGGCCCTCGTCTCGGGGCAGGCAGAGTACACCCTTCCGACCGATGTCATCGACGTAGAACTCGGACAGGACGACGCCATCGGAACGATCATCAGCTCCGATGGAACCACCGAGACCATCCTTAAGACCATGTCACGTGGCGAGTGGATGAACATTGCCCAGAAGTCGACCACGACCGG